GGTTGGGAGCAATTGCGCAATAACAAAGAAATCTTGGGACGCGCCGTTAAAAGTATCTACAGTTATATGTCAAGCAAAGATAGAATAAAGCGCGGCTTTAAAAGATTAGGCGGTCTGGAGGAAGATCAAATGTTTTCCTTTGACGTTTTGGTCAAGGACTACGGCCTGTTGGCCACAAAAGAAATGATCTGGCACGTTGCCATGGACAAAATGCCCGAGACAGATCGTGCGTATATCATTGCCATGTTACGTAGGGGCGAGAAGTTTAACGCACCGCCCCGCATTACAGTTTCCACGATCCACGGATCTAAAGGTGGAGAGGCCGATAACGTAATCTTGTTTACCGATCTATCGCCCGCGGCCGACGAATCAATGAGACTTGATCCCGATGACATGCACCGCACCTTTTACGTCGCCGTTACAAGAACCAAACAGAATTTATTTATTGTTGAACCAGAAGACATCTCAAGGAGTTATGATTTATGAAACGTGAAGAAATACTAAAAGAAGCAGAGGGCTTGGTAAACGGCCCACGGGCCAAGGACTACGGAGATGCGACCACGAACCATATGCGTATTGCACGGCTATGGTCGGTTATACTGGATAAAGAAGTAAGCGTAGATCAAGTTTATCTGTGTTTGGTGCAGTTAAAGGTGTCACGTCTGATCGAAACCCCGTATCATACCGATAGCTGGGTAGACATTTGCGGCTATGCGGCATTGGCGGGAGAAGAATAAATGGCATTACAGATGGCGATGTTCCTGCCAAAAAGCGAGTGGGTGCCGCCAGCAGAATTACCTGACATTTTTGATGCTAAAAAAATAGCCATAGATGTCGAAACACGCGACCCGAACCTCAAAACAAACGGGCCCGGATGGGCAACAGGTGACGGGGAAGTAATTGGATACGCGATTGCTGTTGAGGATTGGGCAGGCTACCTACCAATACGCCACCAGCAAGGCGGTAATTTAGACGAGCGCATTGTTAACAAATGGCTCAAGAAGGTGTTTGAATGCCCTGCCGATAAGATTATGCACAATGCACAGTACGATGCTGGTTGGATCCGACGCATGGGATTTACAATCAATGGACGGATTATAGACACAATGCTTGTCGCTTCGCTACTGGATGAAAACAGATTTAGTTACAGCCTAAACGCACTTGCCTTTGAGCATCTTAATAAAACCAAAAGCGAAAAGGGATTAGTGGAAGCCGCGCGATCTTTTGGTGTGGATCCAAAAGCAGAGATGTACAAAATGCCTGCCATGTATGTCGGCCCCTACGCCCAAGCCGATGCGGAACTAACGCTAGAATTATGGAACTATTTCTCTGTGCAAGTAGGTAAAGAAGACCTCTGGTCCATAGTTAACATGGAACTCGACCTCCTACCTGTCCTTGTCGATATGACATGGAAAGGCGTTCGCATTGATCAAGACAAAGTAGAACGCACCCGCGATGCGCTCCTCAAGAGAGAAAAAACGCTTCACGGAGAAATAAAACGCTTGGTTGGAAACGATGTAGAGATCTGGGCGGCGACCTCTTTGTCAAAAGCATTTGATAAAGTCGGCATTACCTATCCAAAAACAGCGGCGGGCGCTCCTTCTTTCACAAAAAGCTTTCTAACTGACCACCCACACGCTTTGCCAAAGCTAATTGTTAACGCCAGAACCATTAACAAAACGTCTGGTACGTTCATTAGTACCATAATGAAGCACTGCCGCTCCGATGGCCGGATACATTCGCACATCAATCAGGTGCGCAGTGACGATGGCGGCACAGTTTCTGGCCGGATCTCCATGAACAACCCCAACTTACAACAGCTCCCAGCGCGGGATCCTGAAATGGGGCCAATGATCCGTTCTTTATTCCTACCGGAAGAGGGAGAGCAGTGGGCCGCAATAGATTTCTCGCAACAGGAACCACGGATCTTGGTTCACTATGCGCATGTCTTTGGCAAGAGCAGACCTATTCCGTTAGCTGGTGTGCAAGAGTTTGTTGACGGCTACCGAAACGATCCAAACACCGACTTTCATACCATGGTTGCAGAGATGGCCAACATTCCACGCAAGCAAGCCAAAACAATTAATCTTGGCATGATGTACGGCATGGGTGTGAACAAACTGTCGGATCAAATGGATATATCGGTAGACGAAGCAAAAGCTTTGGTCAAACAATACCATAGTCGCGTTCCCTTTGTGAAAGCATTGATGAACGGTGTAATTAGTAGACTAAACGATAAGGCCAGTGCGGGCTCGATCCGCTCTATCTTAGGTAGAAAATGCCGCTTTGACCTTTGGGAGCCAGATAGTTTTGCAATGCATAAAGCTTTGCCCTACCGTGAAGCCATTCAAACCCACGGCGAAACCACCAGATTAAAGAGAGCCTACACATACAAAGCGCTAAATCGTTTAATCCAAGCTTCCGCCGCCGACATGACAAAGAAAGCAATGGTGGATTTATACAAAGCCGGTAAAACGCCTATGGTCCAGATTCACGACGAGATGGCCATGTCTGTTAAATCACGGACCGAAGCCCAAGAAATAGCACAAATCATGGAAAATGCCGTGCCGTTAGTCATACCAAACAAAACGGACATAGAAATTGGCCCTTCTTGGGGAGAAGCGACATAAAAAGCTTGTAACCTTGTATATAATCCTATAAAGTCTTGTATAGAAATACATTGGAGACGAAAATGGATACCGAAAAATGGAAAAGCGTATTGGTTCCGAAAGAAATTTATGATGAGATCAAACAAATTTCAAAAACTGAGGGGAGAACCATTAGTGGTCAGCTTAGACTTGTGTTTGACGTATACAAAAAGAATGTTAAAAAAGATGAACTCTACATGGACCGCGGGTGACGGCTCGTTTAAACGAAAATTAGATCAAGAATTATGTCCCGCTTGCGAGAGCGCTTTGATACGCGTAGAAGACGACGACCCCTACCAACAAAAACGAACCTGTAGCCGCTGTACCTTACAAATTTATGATACTTTGACAGTTCAACCATAAAGTGCTTGACATCTTCTTATAGAATCCCGTACGATACCTTATAGAATATTTTTCTATTTTATTGTCCAAACTTAGCCCCCGTCTCAAGGTATCAACTTAGGCGGGGGTTTTTTTTTGTTTGACTTATGCACATTCGTGGTGTAACTCTTATACATGGACAATAAAGGAGGACAAAATGATAGATTGCCCAGAATGTAACGGTACTGGTACAGAAACCAGAGAACGTTATTTGGCCGGTAAGATCGTCGAGTACTACATCACTTGCAATAACTGCACAGGCAAAAAGCAAATAGAGCCCATGCCAGAGGAAACAACGACGGATAATGTAGAAAAACACCCCCGTGTGCAAATAGCCGAACTTCGCGGCTCACTGACCACGCTCATCAGGTTTGCCGAGTTACTACCAGAAGATGACACCATCGTAATGTGTAACCTAAAATACGCCGCGCAGTTGATTAAAGAAAAGTTTTTAAAGGAGGCAAGTTGATGCAGTTTAATCCTTTTAGAAAAATTGACAAATTTGGTCTTCCAAATGAATTAAAATCATACGGCATTGTTGACATTACTAGGTCTATTAGAGCGCGTGGTCAAAAACATAAATACCCGCGTTATGGTTATACCGGCGTCTGGGCTGTTTGGGCTTGGGGAAAAAGCGATGACGGAGTCCGATATGTTCAAGCTAAATCTCATCGTGACGCTATTGACCAAGTCTTAATGGAGAACGCAAATGTATATTGAAATAACAGAGGAAGATTTCGACTTTCTCCATCACACGAGTTGTAAATTAAGTGACGAGTTGATTGACATCTGGCGATTTGAGCATCATTTCGGCAATAGATTTACTAGATATGATATGGAAACTTTAAAAAGTCTTAACAAGTCGATCTATGCTTATTGGATAGATGGTCAAGATAATAATCTACAGGCTTTAGTAGCTTATAAGCTACTAAGTAAACAACACAAATCTGGTTTATTTTGGGATCCAATGCCAATTGATGATAAAGTAAATGACGTGTGGGGTTGGTGTGTAATATCAACACGCCCAAATGAAGGAGCATCTTAAAAATGTATAACGAAGACCGTAAAGAGCTCATGGACGAAGGTTACTTGGAAGCATTAAATGCTTGTAAAACCGTCGTTCAAAACCAGTTCGATAGGTGGCTCGATTTTGAAGAACGTAAACCACCGCGCTTAACCATACAAATGGTGGAAGTTTTTAACTCAATAAAAAAAGAAATGGACGAACTATGATGGAACAAAGAAAAGAACGCCACGGTGTGCATTTAGATCAATTTTTAGACCCTGATGAGCGTTTAGAAAAAAGAAAAGAGGTACTTTTAGAAATTGTTTTTCTAGCGTCTGTTCTGAAAAGAAACGATTTTGAATGCTCACGCATCGGTCGGTTTAAACAACCTCTTACAGATGTTTGTGACCAAGATTTTCTTGATAGAATATACGAAATGGCTCAAATGAAAATGATTAGAAACGCAATGGAGGAATTTCTATGAACATGAAAAAAATGGCAATACAATTCGGAGAGCGCATCGGGGACGACGTGCCAGCAAACCAAATTAAAGTCAAAGGAGGGTGGCTGTTCCATAAACTGCCTAACTACCCTGACGAGGTAGACTGCTATGCCCTGCCTCTGGATTACAGCGCAGAACCATGGGATGGCATCGACACAAAGGATAGCCCCTTCGTACCACGCAACGCCGACCGCGTTGCGATAGCGATTGAAAAATTAACCAAAGGATACGATCAATACATAAAGGAAATAAGCTAATGGCCCAACCAAAGAAACATTCACAAACGCTCATTAATCAAGCGCATGAACTGGCGTTCCAAGGCGAACTGACAAATGCTCAAATTGCCAAAAAATTAAATTTATCTAACAATCAACTAACCTACATTATCTATCAATGTAAGCCGACTAAAGAAGTGCAACAGGTGGCTGTTCGCTTGAGGCCTGACGTCTATGAGCGTCTTGACAAACACCGTAAAAAGACGCGGATTTCAAAGACCGCTACTGTTGAACAGGCAATCATTGAACATCTTGACAGAGAAGTAAGTGTTCAAACCTTCCATGTCAATAAAACAGAACCCGCGGCCCCCAAACCCAGTCAGTCACTTATCCTCCCCAAAGAAGAAAAAACCATGCTGGCCAAAGCTTTTGACTGGTTGTTGGGAACTTAAAAAATCTAATAAAATCAAAGAACTATGCGGCATTGCTAATGTCGCATACGTCGCAAAAGCGTCGTTTGTATGGTTGCGGATGTCCCATACTGTGTTATACTATATATAATGATCCCGAATGATGGGGCGCCGCTCTTTGACATCAGGCTTTAACTAGCCTCTCATAACTCCTCCGAACAGATGAGCAATCATCGATGACCGGCAA